TCATCTATAAAGTAAATACCTTCTTCTGTTTCAGTCTGAGCTCCCCAGTAAGGGCTACCAGCCTGTTCTCTGTATACTACGTTAGTGGCATCAGTATCATCAGAAGTTAATGAGAGTCTATAAACTCGTTTATCTTTGAAACTATAAATGTCTGTACCGTAAGTCTTTACGTTCATTATTCTATCACCACCTACATCTTGTCTAAATATTCCACCTTGCCCAGCTGTTCTAGGAGATGAGAAAGAGAAATCAGCAATTCCACCATCAGTAGAGTCTTCCCACGAATAGTCCACTGTAACAGCGTCTGAGGTTACTGCATTGAAAGTGACACTATATGCCCCAGTAGCATAGTTAATCGTTCCTGTGCCTCCTGCAGAGCCTGTGAGGACACCGCTAAAGTTGTCGGTGAATACCTCACCAGCATTCTCAGTCATTAAGATACTAAAGCAAGTTCTTTTAGCATCACCAGCTTTGAAAGCAAGAGTACCTGTATAAGTCTGAGAACCAGAAGCTCCAACTACTTCATCTGCAACATCAGTCTGATTAAGTGAATCTATATAAGATAAGTAAAGACCAGTAGCGTCTTCTTTTCTATCCCAAAGGAATATTCTATTATCTTTGATAACTATCTTACCTCTAAAGTTTTTAGCAGCATCGTACTGGTCGTATTCATCAGCAGGGTTAGCTGTCATAACTTTGTATAGTCCTTCTTCTTTAGTAGAGAACCACATTTGAGCACCAGAAGTTGTGTGATAGTTAGAAAAAGCTACTTGCTCCCCATCGGTTATATCATTCTTAACAGAAATCCAATCTTCTGTAACAGTATCATAGTATTTAACATTTGTACCATAAGAATCATACAATACCTCAGTACCATCAGCTTTTTGTGCAACGTGTAGTCCTGTTATTTTACCAGTCCCAGTAACTTCTGTACCAAGTAACTGTCTACCTCTGACCAATTCCACTTTATCCAAAAGGGTAAGGAAATTAAAACCAGCAGAAGCAGCCCCTCTAGGAATAGCTTTAGCTTCATATTTATTAACTATGCCGTTTTTAAATACTTCATTTTTAACAAGTAGATTGCTCATAATTATTCGTCTATAACATTTGAGTTATTGCTTGGATAATATATATCAGGTATAGCACTATTTTGTGCGGATGTCTTTAAAGCGTGGTCATAATCCACCATTTGTCTATAAAGATTGTTGTATTCAGCTTGATGTTCAGAAGCCCAGCTATCTGACTTAGCACCAGTGTCTTGATAGAAAAAAGTCTTAGCAGCTTCATACGCAAGTAATGGATGAAATGCACCTAGAAAGCCAGGGATAGTAGTTTCTATATCAACATCATCAAGAGCCAAATTAGTAGGATTATAAATATAATCAAAGTATATAATGTCTTCTTTAGTGGGGCTTTGAGTAAAGATAAAATTACTATTCTTAATATCTAGGTAGTATCTATTAAAAGAGTTTCTAAATAATCTTCTTTGGTCTCTAGCGATAGGGTAAATTTGTACATCACCTGCCCAAATAGGTAGTGGTAATAAGAAATCACTAGGTAGAGAATAAGTAGTTGTACCTACAGTGGCAGAAGTTGTGTCAACACTTGTCTTTAAAAACTCCCAAGGTCTTTGTGTCCAAAGTCTGCGAGCTGCTATTTGAATTATATCTAAGAATCTATCGTCCTCAATAGAGTCATCTACCAAGAAATCAAAGTATGTTTTTAGTGAATTGCCTGTCATATTTTTTTAATTAAGTCTGGCTAACTCCCAGTAAAGGAGCTAGGCAGACATACGGATAATTCCGTAAGTCCTGACCTCATTGTCGTACCCGTATTGTAGGCATTTAGGCTTTACTAGAGGGTTCTCTCTATCACGCCATAACTTCTACTAGGTCGTGCAGTGATGTTTTATTTTTTAGCTCCAATACTTTCAGTCGTAATCAAACGGAAGATAATCATTATAATACCAGAAGCACCCAAAAACATTTCATTAAGAGATTGTTCACCTGTGAAGTAAAGACCTAGACCAATCACAATTTGTGATAAGCCTGCCCAGATACTTTTACTTTTTAGCATTTTCTTTAGATATTCCATATTATTTTTTCTTTCCGAAGGATTGAATTAACCTTTTCAAACCTTCTATTAAGTTATGGCTTTTAGTAGATACTTTTATACCTTCTGGCATTGAGTCTACCTCTGCTTGTGGCTTAGTAATGTACTTGTACCAAGCACTAGCACCGAATAAATCCTCTAATGTAAACGGAGCGTCAATATGGTGTTTATTTCCATCATAATCTAATAAATAAATCTCTGGTTTTTTGTCTCCCTTGATGAGTTCTAAAGACATAGAATCATAGTTAAGAGTAATAATCTTTTTATAATGGAAGCGTAGCCCATAAGAGAAAGGATAATCTATATCGTAAGTTTCGTATCGGTTCAAGTAAGAGTCAAATATATAAGGTACTTCATTTCCGTCTATGTGGGTTAAGACAACTGAATGGTCAGCTCCTCTAAAGTTAGAAGTCTTATTAGTCCTAGAGTCTACCGCTACTTGTATAGGACTTAGTTTAAGTGCTTCTTTAAATTCATTTCTTCTAACCTTCTCATAACCATACTCAGTTTCTTCTACCCAAGTTAAGCCTTTCTCTTTAACATCACTAGGTACAGATTGAAAGAACTCTGCTTGTGTCATATCCATAGTAAAAGGATAAACCTCTTCTAATACAGAGCCTTTCTTTCTTCTAGTCTCAGCGACGTTCTTATGGGAGTTTCCTACTCCTGGCCTGGTGTTTGATATAACAGACATAAACCTATCCGAATAATCCATATCCTCGCCATAGCGTACTTTGTGCATCATCTCAGAGGCATTACAGTTAGCAAAGGACACACAAGAATAAGTATCAAAATGGTTGTTTCTTTGAACCTCTAATTTAGGATAGTAAGGTCTCCAATCTCCGTTCTCTACTAAGACCTCGCTAGGAAGTTTAGACCCAAGAACAAAGTCATCTTCGTGTTGATGTTCTTCTTGTAAACTAGGATTGAATCCAGGGTTTTTATACATATTATTTATCTAATGAATTTTTAATCCAACTAATATCTGTTTGTATCTGGCTCAATTGAGCCATAGAGCCTGTATGCTCCATATATACTTTTTCTGTCTTAGTTTCTACTGTCCCCAATCTTACCCAGGTATAACCATAAGCACAAGACCAAACTGTGACTAATAAACCAACAGTGGTAAGAAAAACTTTAATTGTGAGTCTTCTATCTTCTGCTGACATATTAAGGTGTGCAAGGTGTAGTGGTGGAGGTTAAATCTCCATCTAGTGTTGTGAGATAAGTATAACCCCCACCATCAGTATCTAGCACAGCAATACATTTAAATTTTAGAAGTTCTAACTCAAAACTTAAACTAGCTAAATCTGTATGAAACACACCAGTACCATCTAATCTAAAAGCATCTGTACTTGTATTCATCAGGATATTTATAATAGAGTCTTTAGTTTCTAAGTCAGTCAAGGCACTCTCATTGTATCCTTTTAATACATTTATTGTATTTGAACCTACATCTACTGCCTCAATAAGTTCTGCATCATCAAAGAAATAACTAGCTCCATTATCTCCACCAAACCCACCCATTATATTCATTACAATAGTTCCACTTGTAGGGATTGTTGTTGTAGCAGAAGTTTTAGTCCACACAGTAGTCGTTGGTAAAGCCATTTCATAATCTCCCGCAGAAAAATCTGTACCAGTAAAAAATAGATCTATAAGAGGTGTTGTAGTCGCTATCCAAGAATTAGAGGACACATTCCAAACTTCTGTATAGCTACTTGTCGCATTAGTAAACATTACACCAGGAGAAAGATACTTTGTACCATCATCATCATAAGTATTACTTTCACATTTACTATAAATATTTGCTGTCATTTCCGTTGTAGATACACCTTCATACTCTTGTAATATATAAGATAAAGTATCTGTTGCAACACTACCCTCGTCAGCAGTAATCTTCACAGAATAATCTCCTGTTACAGCGTCAGTAGATATAGATATACCCTCATCACCATCTGCTTGTGGAGTATAATCCCAACTAACTAGAGGGTCATCAGGATTTGCCATTAGAGACCAATCTTCAAATCCAGTGTTATCAGCTCCATTTACTCCGTTATATAAAAGTTGAACATCATCTACTAAGGCCGTTGGTCCATCAGTTGTAGCAAAATAAGCAAAGAAAGCCACACCTTCATTTACACCAGAACTAGGGGCAGTTGCTTCTTCAAATTCAAGTAAAGTATATTCTGATGTTGGCGTTAAACAATTTGTACTTCCAGCACCAAATCCAACATCCCAAGTATCAGCAGTAAAATTATAATAAACATCATCATCTGAATCATCTATATAAGAATACATAGCACAATATTGTCCTGCACCTGAAACTGTTTTAGCATAAGCAGTAATTTGTACTGTATCATCTGCTACAAAAACTGTATCAGTAGCTGAAAATAATATATCTGACATATAAACACCACTCCAAGAAGTACCAGCCTCGGTTTGCATAGCATAAACCCCAGCGTGTTTGTCAGTTGAGCGTAACATTAAATCAAAATTTGCATTATCATCAAAATCACTATACTCCCATTCATCTGGTACATTATAGGTATTCCAATTTGCGAAAGTTCCGTCTGTTAGAGTTTCTGTATAAGTTGTGGTAGCTGTCACTTTGACATCAGAAGTAGATAATGTATCTATTGTTCCAGTTGTGAAAGTAGCAGAACCAATTTCCACTTCTCTATCTTTCTTAGGAGTAAGAGTCGTTCCGTCATCATCCCAATAAGAAGTCTGGGTAATGATAGGTTTAGCCCCAAGTTGTTGTTCTAAGTCTACCTCTATCCCTACAGGGAGTTGAGTAGGGTCAGAAGTACCAACTTGATAACTAAGTTCTTCTTGCCATTCAGACCCCCACAATTGGTAAGGAGTGTCTCCTGGCTGTACTGTGTAAGCCGAAGCAGTCATTGGCATAAGCAATGCTACTATGGCTACAAATGAAAGTATTTTTTTCATAATGTATGAGTTATTATTTAATTACCACCACCCTTCAGTGGCATTGTATGTTAATATTACTACTGTGCCATCTGACGCTGCTTTACTAGCGTTAGCACCTGTTAAGTTCTCTGCTCCATTAGGTGCGATAGTTAAATCATTCCCGCTAGAACCACAATTTATTATTCTAAACTCTTGACCTTCTACTCCAGCAGGTAGTGTTACTGTGAAAGCTCCACCGTCTGTGTCAGCAAAGATTCTGTCATCAGTTACTAGAATTGTGTATGTGGTTGTTATTCTAGTAGTGCTTTTAATTAAAATATCCACCAGTCCAGCATAATATAAACTCTTAATTTCCCAGTCTTTAACATTATTATTAGCTACTACTACTATGCTTGTACCTTCTTTTGGTAGGCACATTTCAATTCCTTTGTTTAAAGTGTCGCTTCCAGTAGTTATTAACTTTACATTGTCATTATCAAATGTAAAAGCTGTATCTTTAATTACATACTCTTGACCGTGGTTAGTTGAAGTAATAGCAGGAAGAGTAATTAGTTTAGCTGCTATTACTAGTGGAGCATTAACTGAAAGAGTTAAACTTGCCACACCTGGTTTAGCTGTTACACTTCTGGTTGCTATTACCGTTGGAGCGTTTGTTGTTAAAACTGTTTCTAAAACATTAGGAGTTACAGTAGTATTTACTTCCGTTATTACAGTCGGAGCGTTTAAGATTAAATTAGTTTCAAGAACGGAAGGGGTAATTGTGACACCTTCTGTGCCTGTAACTGTCGGGGCGTTTATTATTAGACTCGTTGCAAGAACAGCAGGAGTAGTTGTTACACTTTCTGTTGTTACTACTGTCGGAGCTGGTTGAGACAAAGTAATTCCCAGTACAGTAAGTTCTATTGTGACATTCTCTGTAGCAGTTACAGTTGGGTCTGGTTGTGAAAGAGTCAATTCTAAAACGCTTGGTTCTGTTGTAATATCTGCTCCACCAGTTACAGTAGGAACAGGTTGTGAAAGGGTTATACCCAATACTGTAGGTTCAACTGTAACATCTACAGCCTCACCACTTATAACTACTGTTGGTGCAGGTTGTGATAAAGTTAATTCAAGAACACTCGGTTCTACTGTAATAAACTGAGTTGCTGAAATAGTCGGTGCAGGTTGTGATAGAGTTGTTACAAGAACTGCAGGTTCTACTGTTACATCTGTTGCTCCACTTGTGTATGTTATAACAAGTTTAGGGTCTTTGGTTGTGCCAGTTTCTGCCGTACCATAACCTATCACACGAACCTCTGTATCAGAAACCCAAGGTGGTTTTGTAGCACCAGCATCATAAACTGTTTCTCTTGACCCCAAGTCTGTATTACCTGTTTGGTTGATATAAGTTCTTCCACTAGCATTTAAAGTAAAGGCACTATAACCAGTTGCTCCCCAATCATCAAAATTTAATGTTGATGACAAAAGTGTTGAACCAACTGACTCATAATCAGATTTAGCTTCTGTTATTGTTGCACTATACCACCCAGTAGTTGGAGACATTCCATCAGTATCTGTAAGAAGTTTTCTATATATAGACAAAACAGCCGCCGAAATAGAAGCACCAGAACCTAAAGAGGAAGTGTCAAATTGAATAAATGCTCTTAATGTAATCTGCCATTCATCGGTGGTAGTAGTTGTAGAATCATCTTGCATTTTAAGACTGGTGCCGTCTCCAACATAATAACTCCCATTTGCTGCAATTTTAGTAAGCCAAGGATTGGTAGTCCAATTATAGGAATAACCATCATAACTAGGATATACTGTTAATACGGACATATTAAAGAACCCTCTCCAAAGTATCGGTTATGATACTTTTTAACGCCTCTTCTGGGTTCTCTTCTAAGACTCGTTCTTTAATAACTTTAGGTTCTTTGGCATTTATATCGTCATATTCTTCATCTTCCAATATAATACAAACAGGAGGATTAACAAAAATAAATGGATTCAAATCTGTTAGGTCTACTTTCTTTCCACTCTTCTTAACTTCTAAAGTCAAGGTGAGTTTGTTATCTTCACTCTCTTTTTTGAGTATCACAATATCGTACTTGCCTTTTTTTAAGGAGCTTTTTGTTAGGTTCATCATCATCTTTACGCAATCTTTCTTATCACTAGCTTTCAATTTTTTAGATTGGTCAGCCATCTAATAAAGATTAACCAAGATTTAAGATACCTTCTGTAGCCCATTGGATAGTAAATGTACCTGCTGTACTTGTTTTGTCTGAACTAAAGTCGATAGCAGCTATTAATGGTGATGTTCCTGGTGTCCCTGTGTCTTTATAAATAACACCATAACGAGCTGTAATTGTTGAAGTAGTCCAAGCTACATCATCAGCATCAAAAACACCTTCATTGTCTGTGTCATCAATTGTTACTGCTGGATTAGCTAAAGTTGACCCACCTGCTGTATACCCAGTACCTGTGACTTCATTTGTAATGTCGTCAAAGAAGTCGTGTGCGTCTTGATCTGGAGTATAACTTGATGTAGTCAAAGCTACTTTTATTGTGTCTGCTGCTAAATCGATGTCAGCATTCAATAGGTCTGCTTTCACTGAATTAAAGATTACTGTTGCCATATAGTTTTTGTTTAATTAGTTAATTGAAATATAATAGTCATTTGAAAGGACAGTATAGGTAGAAGTTTCGACCTTGGTTATTTTCTCCAACTGCCCCCCGTCTATTTGGTGGGTACCATTTATTAATAAATAAGGTGTATCAAATTCTCCGTATAGGAGAGGTGTTGTTGTATTAGAGTTAGCTATGTATAATTTGTTGTTTCCAGTAAATTCGAAGTATCCTGCTTTATACCCAAGAAGTACATTATAATCTCCACTAGCATTAAGACCTGCCTGATAACCAATCACCACTGACCCTGTAGGATTTACACCAGAACCACCTAATGCTTGATTACCTACAGCTACTACTTCAATCCCAGTAGTCATATCTGACCCAGTAGTAACACCAATAAGTTGGTTCTTACTACCAGTAGTTAAATCGAAACCAGCTTTATATCCAAACAGGTTATTCCTTACTCCACTTGTTAAACTACAGCCTGCATCTCTACCAATTACAGTATTCAGTAAAGCTCCACCTGTAGGTAAAGGACAATTAGATAAGATAAAATTACTTCCATCACTAGCTAAAACTTGTGTGTCATTTATTTTGTAAACATTACCAGAAGACAAATCTACATTATAAGAGCCAACTGGTTCTAAATCAGTACCATTTAGTGTCCAATATTTAGCACTCACTAAATCCAGCTTACCAGTTATTGGGTTGAATTTAAATGCCATATTAAACTGATGTTACACTTGTAATAAACTCTTTTGTTGTGTCTGTGTAGACCACAGTAACTGTAGCAACAGTTGCCCCACCTAAACCACCTTCTTTAAAAGTATAAACTTCTGTTGTTGTATCAGGGTAAGCAGCACCAACATAATCAAAAGGTTCGGTAACTAAACCAGCAATGGCTTCTTGCCCTTCTTCTGTGGCAGGGTTGATTTGTGTATCACTGGTATCCCGTAAACTAATCGGGTCTATACCTTCTGTGATTGGGTCTGCCATATTACAGTTTCTCTATTTGATTTAAAACTTTGGCTACCTTTGCATCATCTGTCTTTAAAACAGCAATGTGTCTCATCAATTCTTCCTTACGATGATTGAATAATCTTTCTCTTTCTTTCAAGGATTCCATAGACTTTTTAATTCTAGTAGAGCGTCCATCAAGAACAGTGTCTTTCTTTTCAACTGCATCTTCAATACTTTTTAATTGCTTCTCTACTTCCTTGACTGTATTATCGTTTACAACTTTCAATACATCTAGTTCTTGTGTCGCATTTACTAACTCAATACCTTTGTCATTCATTTCTGCTTCTGTCTTGGCTAGTTCAGTTCGGGTCTTTTTCAATGTAGTTGTGTAAGACTTAACATCTTTTTCTAGTCCTTCTTTTTGAATCTTAACTTCTGAGAGTTTCTTTGACTTAGTGTCTATTTCACTCTCCAAGTCACAAAGTTTAGTGGCAAGTAATTGTTTGTTGCTATCTATTTCATTTTTTAATGCTTCATTGATAGCCTCTTGTTTGTTGACCTCACTCAATGCAATCTTTGCTTTCATAAGAAGTCCAGCTAATTCTTCAGTTGTATCTTCTATCTCTTCTTTATTGGCAACAATAAGAAAACCCATTTCTTCAATGTCCTTCTTAATTTTAGTTTCTTTATCTTTTACACTTTTAACATCTGAATTGAGCAAGTCTAATTCTGTCTCAGCCATCTTAGACTGTTTCTTTAAGTCAGCTATCTCACCTGGGAGAATAGCCTTCTCTTTTCTCAAAGCCTCTACCTCTTCAGTAGCAGCTTTCATCTTAGAAGCCAAAACAGATAAAGCATCTTTCTTAGCTTGGGGTAAGCTAACTTTAACAGCTTTCACTGTTGATTGTTGTATCTGTCTACACTTCATATTATTTGTAGTTAGCTGATGGAACTGCCTTTACAGTAAGAGTACCGTAGTTAGAAGCTACACCCACTTCTTTGATTGAAAACTTAATAGTTCTGTCTCTAGTTTCAATAGGGATTGAGAATGCATACTCAGTTGCGGCGGCGGCTCCAGTATATTCCCACTCTGAGTTAGAAGCTGTAATAGTACCACTTGAGTCTGCTAGTGATGTAACACTATACAAATCTGTCTCGTCATCACCGAATACCTCTGCCTTCATTGTGAAAACATTGCTTGTTTCGCCACCACCAGTAGTGTAGCTAACAAGTAAAACTAGGTCTGTATAACCATTTGTATTTACGGAAAATACATTGTCAGTGTAAGCCGCTGTAAGTGTTGTAGCACTTAGGTATGTTTTAATTCTTGAGTCCATATAACTTATGTTATTTAATTAAGACTTATTAGGGGCAGGACATAGAATGTCCATTCCCTGCCTAAATAAGGCCTATGGGCATGTACTTGTAGCGTAGGTTGGAGTAGTTGTACTTCCATCAAAACTAATTTTAGTACAATCAGTACCATTATTAACAAATAAATTTGTAATAGTAGATGTTGTTAAAACACCGTCACCTGTGATATCGCCTGTTACGTCACCAGTAAGATCACCAGTCACATCACCGACTACATCTCCTGTAACGTCTCCTGTTAGATCAGCAGTTATAACACCAGTAGGATGATTATAGACACCACCTAAAGTAGCTGGGTCAATATCTTTTCCTTTTACTAGTCCTGTAACCATTGAGACTAACACAAACAACATAATCACTATACCCACCACCAACGCAATTTTCGTCAAAGTTTCTTTATTCATAGTTTATGAATTACGAATGGGTGAATTATAGTGCTGAACCGTCAATCTTGACATCAACCAATTTGTCCTTATCATTGTTGAAAGTCTTTAGACCATACAACATCCAAGGAGCATAGTTTTTACCAAGTTTATCTTGTACATCTTTGATAACTACACTTGGAGATTTTTGCATAACCAAGTTTGTAGCACCTTTTTGACCCATCAATACGTGTAGTGTTTCTACACTCCAAACATCAGCAGCTTCGCTAGCAGCTAAAGCAACTTCTGAACCACCGTGGAATACGATAGTCATAGCAGTAGTACCATCAGTAGCTACAAGACCTTCTAAGGTAGCCTTGCTAGCATCAGACAACGCAATGTAATCTGTTCCAGCAGTACCTGTACCATTGATACAAGCAACTAAGTTATCAAGAGTAGCAGCAACTGTACCACCTAAGTTAATTGAACCAGCTCCAGATGGAGTAGCATTGAAAGTGAATGCAACACCAGCGATGGTAATAGTATCAGCTTCAGTAGGTTCATTTAAAGGTGTCCAAGTAGCTGTATAGGAAAGATTGTTTGAAAGATAAAGCTCTAAGCCAAATCTTGTCATTACTTTACCATTGTTACCAACTTGGTCTCCGAATGCAGTATCTTTACCTTCTAAGTATTGTCTTAGAATTTCTAAGATTGAAGGAGAGATAACAGCAAATCTGTTCTTTGAGCTTACATTTAGTAAGTCCATTTTACGAGCACCAGCTGTAAAGATTTTTTGTATATTACCTGTACCGATAACAATTGTGTTACCAGCTGTACCACCAACATCACCGTCATCAATGTCAGAAGTAGCGTTAGCGTATTCGCCAAGTACATCAGCATCAACAAAGCGGTTAAGTTTATCCATAGAATCAGCTGCAAATTCGTCTGCAGTGTTGTATGAATTTTGGATAGAATCCCATATTTGTTACTACCCTTTCGGGCGGATGAGTCATTTCTGCTCACCTCTCTATGTCACCATAGAGAACGGACTATATCACTATCCTGTTAGATTTTATTCTATTTGTCCTCCATTCTAATGGTTGAAGATTTTTATAGTTGAAGCATTTCTTTTGTTCTTCTGGCTTCGTTAAGTCAAAAGAAGAGACTGGTATAATATGGTCTATTTCCCAAGTACCGTGATTCTCCCAAGTCATCCAGTGTTGAAACTGTTTTTCTATATGTTCACGGGCTTCTTGAATCGAACAACCAAGTAATTCTATTGTTTTAAAACATTTGTTACCTAGTTGTCTTTTAATAGCTATATTTACCCTACTTCTTAATAACCCTCTCAAACGATAATTAGTGTCTTCTTTTACTTTTTTACTGTGATAAACACGAGCTATCTCAGACACTTTTTTCCTATTATTTTTTCTATATCGTTTTTGTATCTTCTTGTTTGTATCAGATTTAACAAACTTTTTATACTTCTCAGGATTTTCTAATCTATCTTTTCTTGCCCACTCTCTTGAGCGTTTACGAAAAGCTTCTAGATTTGCCTGTCTGTATTCTTTACCACTTTCTTTATACTTTTTTGCTGAAGCTAATTTAACCTTATCTAAGTTATCCTCTCTATATTCCTTAGCTCTAGCTTTTTCTCTTTCTTTATTTTTTTGGTAATATTTTTTGTTGTAATCTGATTGGTTGATATATTTCATATACCTTGTATTATATCAACTTTCCATTAAAATGTAAAGGGCTTTCAGGATACTCGGCGTGTAGTCTCTAGCGGGAGTTTACCACTTCTCACGAAGTATGCTCTTCCGTCGGGATAATCTCATTTCTGAGACTTCCCCCGATATAGCCAAGTTAATAAATGCACATTACTGTGCAAAGACGCAGACACTACTTCTTAACTTCCCAGTTAAAAAGTGAAAAATGTTTTTTACGTCATCGAGGTAGAAAGGTACGATACGAGCGATATTTACCACTAGAGTATCGTCTGTACCTGAGATATCCTGTACTGTGAAAGCAGTTCCTTTTGTATAAGCTTGTCCAGTCACAGCTGAACGGTAGGGCTTGTGCACGGTGTCACCGTCTTTTAGTGTAGAGCGTAGTTCAACGCTTGCGATAGCCATTGCAACCAAATCTTTATAGCGGACTTCTTGCATCACTTTTGACCAATATGCAGCATTCAACAAACCATTTCCTAATGCGTTTGCCATTTTATTGGGGTTAATTTAATTAGACTTTATGTTTAGAGACGTATTCTCTAAACTCTGCGAAAGTCTTAGTATCCATTGACCCGATAGCTTCCCCATCATCAGACTCAAGAATTGCCTTGAAATCGTATGCTGGGTTGTTTTTGTTTGAACCACCTTTGCCCTTCTCAACCGTCTTAGAACCTTTAACAGGTCTAAGTCCTTCAACTCCACGATATATTACATCAATAGGAGTCTTAGAGTATTCTTCAGAAAAGTAGTTGCGTTTTAGTTTACCTCTGATAGCGTCAACATCTTCATCAGGGTATTTTTCCTTGAGTTTACCAAGGTCTTTACGCCATAGCTTCTCCTGTTGGGCTTCTTCTTCTGCCTCTCGGACAGCTTTGGTAGCGGTCTCAAAATTATCTATCTTTGAGCCAAGTTCTTCTTTGACTTTCTTATAAGCACCATCTTCTGCAAGTTTTAAGAGTTTCTTCACTGATTCTTTACTAACTCCGAATTCATCGGCATACTCATCTATTGATGAGACCAAATCTTCAGCGTTAGACTGGTCTGGTTTTGCTTGATACTCTTTCTTTTGAGCTTCAAGTTCTTTTAGTTTAGCTTCAGCGTCGTGTGCTCTTTCTCGCATCTTCTTGTGCTTATCTAGGTTGACAAACTTACTCGTTCTAGTAGGCTTCTCATCCTCTTCCTCAGGTTCAACATCTTCATCAGAGTCATCGTCATCAACGACTTCTTCTTCTTCAGGTGCTTCTTCTGTGGGTTCAGGTTTCTCCTCAGGTTCTTCCTCCGTAAGAGGTTCTTCCTTTGGTTCTTCCTTCACTTCGCCATCTAAATCGGCTAAGCGTTCTTTTTGCTCTGGTGAGAGCTCATCACCGTAAGTGACCTTAATGTCATCGGACATATATAGATTTGTTAAGGACTTGACTGTCCATTATTAAATTATTCTAACTCGTAATCAATTTGGTCTTCTAAAGATTTAAGTCTGTTAGGTGCTCCAGAAAGTAATTGTAGTATCTCAGTCCAAGCTCCTCTATAAGCTATAAGTTGGTCGTTCTTTTCCTCATAAGGTTTGAGACTGTTATCTATCTGGGCTAGTTGTGTTCTAACTTCTTTAATCAATACTTTCATTCCAGGTGTACCAAGTAAGTCAACTAAGCTTTGGTTCTCTCTAATCTGTTGATGCCATACTTTAATACTCTTTTCAGTAGTTACATCTATCTCACCTCTAAAGTCTAGCATCTGTCTTTTAAGTTGTTCTATTTTATCTAATATCATACTTGAGGTAATAATGATTCTCTTTGTGGATTAGGTTGTACCCCTTGTCCTATTAGTCCCTCAGGCTTAATACTTGGCTGTTCTTGAGGGTTTATAGGTAATTCAGGTTCAATCATCCCACCCTCTACTAAACCACTCTGTAACTGCCCTTCTTTGGCAAGTTTATCAAACACAGATTTAACTACATTCTTACGAGCAAATTCCATTTCAGCAGAAGCGTGAGCAGTAATTCTATCAGCTACATCGTCTTTAATCTCGTTATCAGCCATAAAGTCAAGATGTTTCTCAATATGAGCTGGAGTAGCGTATTCGTTAGGTTCAATATCTTTCTTCAACATCTTTTCATTCTCTTCAGCAGCTTGTAATACAGATTCGCTATTGCCTTCATTCTCTATGTTAAGTAAAGCTCTAATCTCTTCTCGTTCAAATCCAGATATTTCTAGTTTCTTTTCTAGTGCAGTCTTTTGATTGATTAAAGGATTCTGTACTTCTACTGATAAGCTCTCGAACTTACTTCTTCTCTTACGAGCATCGGCTTGTAGTTCAGCGTTAAGTCCTTTAGCAGTAATATCGTACTTAGGGTTAAGGTCTTCTTTGATAAGTTCATCCCATTGTACACCAGCTTCACCTAACATCTTAATAGCTAGTTTCTCTGGCATATGTTCTTTCAATCCATTTATGTAGCGTTTACCCATTCTAATCCAGAAGCAACCATAAGACTTTTCAAACAATCCAAGTCTATCAGCACTCTGAGCCAGTTCTCCTTCAAATACACCAACCTTCTTATCATCTTCACTAGCACCTTGTAATCCAGCAGTAATACCAGAGTTTCTTGATTGAGCTCCATCTACTAGACTATAAAGCTGTTTAGTGTCTCCTACATCAGGATATTGGAACTCATATATACCACTTCGTACATCTTTCCCGTTATCAGGTGTAGCAGGTACAAGTCCAGCCCATCTAGGCTCTAACAGTGCAGGGTTCTTAAATACACTTGTATCGTAAGCTTTCATTCCGAAGTTCCTATACTGTCTGTTGTCTAGGGCTTGGTTAATCAATATGTTCTTTGAGATGATAGTATCTCTAACTTGGTCTGCAGGACTAGGTGTCCAGAACTCAAATGCATCAGGAAAGAAAGCCCAGCTATCAAAACACCATAGAGGGTCTCCATTAGGGTATTCTTTAGTTTTAAAAACTTCTTTTAGTGGTTGTACTCTTATCCAAGTCTTAGTAGGTCTGTCATAAGTACAGATGTATCTAACACCTTCATAAGTCGTGTACCATTCCACTAGTGTAGCAGTAGCAAGACTCTGGTATCGTTTGGTGTCTCTACCAGTTATAAGGCTAGACTTGTTACCTTTCTCTTGTAGTTCGTTCTCGTCATCAACCTCGGTATCTTTAGACTTAGCCATCTTTAGGATAAAGACTTGTTTCTGGTCGTATCTTTCATCTTCTTCTAGTTCGTCCACACTTTTAAAGATATTGTCCTGACCCATATAGTTAGCCTCCTCAATACTCTCACCACCAGCTAAAGGGTCTACTAGGAAGTCGTAAGAGTCTACTAGGACTAGGTTAGAACTATATTCAGGTTCACTATCAGCAAAGTATTTATATACTGCTCTGCCATATAATCCTGCTATCTTCTTACCCATAAGGTCTTTAGTTTTCCAATCACCACGACTAGGAGAGCTATCTTGTTCCCATGCTTTGGTGACCTTCTCTGCTTTTCTAACATCAGCCTCGTCTGTAGGCTCATAGGTTATGAATGGAGCGTCATCTATCTTAGATATAAGGGTCTCAATAAAGCCCTGCATCTCTCCTAATAGTACATTGTGTCTACCTTTCATCTTCTTTTGTTTCCTACCATAGTATAAGTCTTCGTTAGGATGCCAAGAAGAAGACACTCTCGTGCTTCTATAGTTTAAGGCTTTATCGTATTCTTTTAACGACTGATCAAGTATAAGTTGTTCTTTTGACATAAATTTATCCGCCTATCCCTGAGAAGGATTCCTCCCAATCGGGCTGTTTATAATTATTAGATTCTAAATCTGGTTGTTTAGCTATACCTAGTTGGTACTGAGTAGCATCAACTACATCATCGTTAATACACTGTGGGAAGGTAAATAGCTCTTCTTCTAGTGCAGTACATTCTCCCTTGATGTGATAGATTGAACCACTGCTATACCGAGGTATAAGACCTCTGATTCTAACTTCTTTGTTCACTCCCTTGTGTTCAACCTCTACTATGGGTAGAAACCTATTCCTTTTCCTCATCTCTTCGTCCAAGTAAGGCTTTAATCCCCAAGTATAGGCTGTCTTTTCTATTCCTATTGTTTCAAAGTTTCTTTTATCTTGTATTGTAAAAAGGTAATCAACTAACTCTTTAGGGTTAAGTTTCATTCTATACCCTGCTAAGTTCCAGTTGTTTTCTTTGTCAACGTAGTTCTCTGAGAAGCCACAGTAATCGGCACTGTCCTTCTTACTCATTGCAGTATCTACTATAAGAAAGTTCCTTGTTTTCATTCGGTCTACTTCTTCTCTAGTAGTGTGTCTTAGCCAATCTTGTTTAAATTCCTGTAATTCACTCATAATAGGGGTTTGTTGATATAAAGCTGACCAATCATACAGCCCAACAGTATCTTTAATCTTCTCTAAAGCCTCTAAGTCATACTTCTCTTCCCACAATGGTTTACCATCTGTAATAGCAGGTAGCTTAATTACATCCCACTTATCTCCCTTGTCTCCATCTTCTTCTTGTTTCTTCAATAATCTACCAGCTAAATCATCTATGTTCCATCTAGTAAGGATAAGTACAACAGCAGCGTCTTTCTCTAAACGAGTATAGGCTGTAGAAGTATACCAGTTCCAATGCTTGTCTCTAATGGTTTTACTTTCAGCCTCTTCTCTATTCTTGATAGGGTCATCTATAATTAGAATATCAGCTCCCCTACCAGTAATAGCACCACCGATACCTACACTAGTGTAACTTCCTCCACCATCAGTTTTCCATTTAGCTTTGTTCTGTTCATCTGCTTTTAATCTTGTTTTAAATATCTTTTGGAATATGTCATCTTTAAATAGTTCTCTTGTCTTAGAACCAAAGTCCTGAGCTAACTCAGCAGAATAAGATGCTGTTATAATCTCCTTATCAGGGTTTCTACCTAAGTACCAAGCAGGAAAGTTTATAGTTGCTAGTTGTGATTTTCCGTGCCTCGGTGGGACGAATATCATTAACCTTTTAATTTCCCCACGCTCTACAGCTTCTAACTTATCAGCTATAGTCTCGTGAATACTAGCAGGTTTGTATGTTCTATTCGTAACAATAGAGAAGTCTACTAGACTATGCCTCCCCGTCTGTAATATCTTTAATTTGTCTTCGTGAGAGTAGTTCATCTAATTGCTCTTGTGTGAGTAAAGATTCTGTTCTATCTGTAACTCCACCACTTAATAGTTCTATGTTCTTAGTAAGTTTATCAATTCCACCAGTAATATCAGAGTAGTTAGCTTTCTCTTCCTTACCAGCTAATAAGTCTATAGCTCTATCCCTAGCTTTAATCATCTTCTCTACTACTGGTTTAACATCTTTCTGTACTCCAGGAGCATTGATTATATCGGGTGTTTTGTGTCTTGCAGTATTTCTAGTATATCCAACTGACTCCAACATCTCACTTTTATTCAAAGGTTTAGCCCTCTTAGTGTTTGCTATGAGCTCTTTAGCTAGTGCTTTCTGTCTTTCTGTCTGTACCTCTGCCATATTAAACTAAGGTTACTTTACCTCTTAATAGTTCTTTGTCGTGTTTAGGTAGTCTTGCTATCTTTACACCATTATGGATAACAAATTTAGGTTCTTCAATAATAGGTTCTAGTACCTTCTTTATTCTTTTAGTTGTTTTGGATACTAATTTCTTTGATGTCTTTTTTTTAATTGGCATATATTATTATTTAGTTGTTTTATCAATGGCTTCTTTGATTTGTTCATCAACCTTTTTGTCGATAGCTTCTTTGTGGTCTTGGGCTTTATCATATAGTTTTAAGTCAGCATAAACCATTCTATAACTCATCTGGGCTCTTACTTGGTATTTATCTTCTAGTTTTTGTAGAGCTTCTTGAAAACTCTCTAATCTTTTTTCGTAGTCTTTGAATTTCTTTTTGTCTTCTGGGGATAGCTCTTCAGCGTTGAGTACGTGCTTTTCTTCTTTTGACATAGTTTTTTATTTAAACAATTAACGCAGTGTCCTTTATAAAGATTTAAGTAATAATATTCTTTACCACAGTTTTTGCAGACTTGTACCAGTTCTTTGGTTTCTTTAGTTTCGGATTCTTTAATTCTTCCTGGTACTGTTTTATCCATAGAATTGTCTCTGGTTTAAGTTTATCCTGTAAAAGCATAATATGTTCCTATTGCAAAAAGTATGATTAAGATAAACCAAACTAATCTAGTAGTTATTTTGTCTCCTTCTGGGTACTGCATAACTTATCTATAAGGGAGGACTATAGTAATAGTCCGCCTCTGC